TGATTCGGTGTGCGCTTGGGCTTGTTGTATCCACTAACCCCTGCACGTTCTAAGCGACTATCTTTCTTTTTCTTTTCAGCCATTATAGGGTGTCTCCATTTTTAATGTACACCATATCAAGCCCAGCAGAAACTTCGGCATTTGCACCCGCTGCATCCGATATTGCACGAACTTCTATGTCTGTTTTTTCAGTGAATTTTAACGGAAAGTTGTATACCTGACGAATATCACCACCGTCGATCTGGATACCGAACTTGTCCTTAACCTGAAAAACTTCGCCATCGGGACGCGCAACAATACTGGCGGTTAAAAGTTTATTGGAAGTTGTACAAGCGGCAGTGACGTGTGTCTCGTAAAGATATGCGGTGTATCCCGCAGGGACAGTCCAAAGAGCCATTAAAGTTTGATTGTCACCTATCGCAATCGTTGCATATTTATTAGCAGGGACACCTGCTGTGACTGTGCCTGTTCCGGCATATACAACCCCTGCGTTTTCACCACCTGATCCCGCAGAGCGAATGACCATGCGATTAATACGTAAAAATTCGTTTGTCGTATTTACTGCGGTCTGACCACTTAAAGTAACGGTTTCGTTGACTTCGTTGTAGTCAGCGTCTAGGCCGTAAAGCTGAACAGTTCTTGCTCCTGTGCCTGCTGACGTATCATTTGCAGAAGAGCTAGAAACCTTTAACACACTTGCAGATGAAAGATAAGAATACAAACCACCTTGCGCCCAAATCGTTTCGAGCGTGTTGTCGATGTCAGGATTGAACCCAAACTTAAACTGTGGGTAATGCCAAGATATCTGACCACGCGCAACTTGAAGCTCGAATGGCTCGCTAGTGCCAACTCTAGATATAGAACTTACTTCACGAGCCATGAGAACCTCTTAGTTGTAAAACACCGTCATAGCGGTGATATTTGTAAACGCAGAAACATAGATGTCGCTGACACGAATGCCATCAGACGGAATGTTTACTGAGTGAGAGTCAGACGCTTTGAAGTCTAGATCAAGAACTGTAGAACCACCGTTGCCATCTGTAATGGTTAGGCGGGGCGCACCAGTAGTTGTTAGAACCTGAATCTGACGAATACGCGCAGGGCCAACACCTGCCGACCCCGTAGCTGTTAAACGTTTGGATTGTACATCAGAACGCATCTATCAGTCCTTTTTCTTTGGAGGACGACCACGCTTCTTTTTAACAGGCTTTTCTTCCCACGCCTCATTTACATCAGGTGTAGAAGGATCATCTGCTTTCAGCGTACCGTCTGAGTTACGTGCGCGAACCCTCTCTACGCCAATACCTCTGGCTGCGAGTTCTTCTGCGCTTGGCGGTTTAAACCTACTCATGCATCACCTTATGACGCTGAGATAGTCGCGCCTGTGTCGGAACGCTTCCAGTTTGTTCCGTCAGAGAAAGCTATGATAGCAGAACCTGCCGCGCCGTTAGATACATAAACGATTGTGCCAGCACCTGCAGAAGAAGCAGATGGAGCAGTTGCAACTGTGTATGTTGGAACTTTGATGTCACCAATGAAACCATCAGTAGATGTCACTGGGCCTGAGAATGTAGTTGAAGCCATATTAATACCCCTTGCACAAGGTTTCGCCTAGCAGTCTGTGCAACGTCAGGTGGGGCGGAATCCTGTCTGCAAGGCTAATGTTGCCCCAAACGCAGAATAGCATACTCCAGAAAAAAAGAAAGGGCTGCGTTAACAGCCCCTTCCAAAAGTTCTATTGAACTAATTAGGCACCCGGAGAACCGTAGATACCTAGTGGATCAGACACACCGAATGAGTAACGCTCACGCGCTTTGTAGCGCACGTTACCCGTATCGAAGTCACCGTCCATAGATGTTGCCATTGGTGTACGCACGAAGTGCTTCATACCGTTTGGAACGTCTGTGGTGATGAAGAAGGCATCTGTGTCAGTTAGGTAGTGGTTGACACGGTAACCTTCTGGGATCGAACCATTCGAACGCAATGCGTTGATGTCGTTATCCGCTGTGCCTGTGCGTAGCTCTGTTTGCAACAAGCGAGTTGCAACGAACATAAGCGCAGGTGGAACGATCAACTTGCGAGGACGCGCAGCGATCAATAGGCCACGTTCGTCAGTGAACGCCGCAATATCGATAACCGCTTGTTCTAGCGATGTTTCGTTCAAGTCTGCGTTAACAGCAGGTTTGTTTGAGTTTGTGCCGCCCTCAACAGTTGGGTGGTTAGTCGCAAACAAGTATGATCCGTCACCTGATTGGAACGTATCAAAGCCTGTGTTCAACAAAGACGCAGCTTTAACCTGTTTCGTATACGCCATAGCGCGAGCCAAGGCTTTTGTATAACGAGCTGACAATGAGTCATACAGGTTATCTTCCATCGCTTCTTCAGTGATAGAGAAGCCCATTGCAACCGTTTCGTGGTTGTAACGAGCAGTGAAGTGTTCTTGACCATTGTCATAAGAAATCGCTTGGCCTTCAGCTTTAACTGGGGCTGCTGCGAAACCAGACAATTTGACTTCCTCTTCGAAGCTACGTTCTGAGTTTTCAGTTTCGTAAATCTCTGCATGCTCGTTTTCGTACTGATCGTACTCAAGACCGAATAGAGCATTCAGACCGGGTAATAGCTCTTTAAGGAGCTGGGCGCGTGAAATAGCCATTATCTATTCTCCTTATAAGCCAACGTTGTTTGTCATCTGGTGTGCGCCCGGATTGAACTTAACAAGTACATCTGGATACGCATCACTTGCAGGTGACACATGAGCAACAACACGGAATGCTGCCGCTGCGGTTTTCACTGTCGCATCCAATGCAGACGTTGAGTTACCTGTTGAGGTATCACCAGTCGATGTTGACTGTGCCGCTGCAAAGAATGTGTTCGCACCAATGATTGTTTGCGCTCCTGCACCATCAAGCTGCGCTTGGAATAGTACGTTTGGATCGTCAACAACATAGGCTTTGATCGCATCACCATTAGATGTACCTGATGGATAATACTGAGCCTGTACGAGTTGGCCTGAAGAGTTTACATATTCACAACCTACGAAAACGCCAATTGCGCCAACGCCTGTTGTGCCTGAAATGCTGTTCGAGGTCAGGTCTGCGCCTGTACCTGTTGCCAGCGCGATATACCCATCGGCCCCGATGATAACAGCTTGCCCATAAAATAGGTTAGTGCCTTCACCTGCAGGATCGATGAGATACTGGGACGTTGCCCCAGCGTATGGCTTTCCATCCGCACTGCGGACTGGACGAAGGCCATAAGGAGCTGCTGTAGTAGCCATAGCTCTATTTCCTCACAATCTGAGTTTCAACCAAGCAAGCTCCCTCGAAAGGTTACTTGCCAAACGATGATCGTGTGCTTCGCTCTGGATTCAGAACGGGCATACGAGGGTCTGAGTTGCGCAAGTAGCTGTTGTCCACGGCTCGCATCTGGCTTGATGCCTGATCTAGCTGTGCTTCACGTCTAGCCTGCACGTTTTCGGTTGAGTTCTGACAAAGCAATAACCCACCGACCTCAATATTGTCTGTAAATCGTGAATCGATATCAGACACAACTTGAAGGTTTGGATGATCTTCTGCACGAACAGGTGTCCATCCCTCACGAAATCTAGAAGAAACATTCGTATTGTCATTCTGTCCAAGTGTTGATGTGCGAATCCAACGGTATTCAATACCGGGTTTGGGTTCGGGGACAGGTAACATCGAAGGTCTCTGCCATGACACCTTGCGTTGGCCCGACTCGCGGGTCTCTGTAGTGCGTGAGTTTCGGTTCGACATTATTTCATATCCTTCATTAATTGCGCCGCATATTGTTCATTTGTCAGACCAAGCCGCTTGGCGAGAGCGACCTGCGTTGAGGTCAGTTGCACTTTGCGTGGTTTTTTGCCGCTACGAGCAGCAGGGGCAACCACGTTGCCAGCTTGACGTTGGGGTGCAGATTCCTCAATTACAGGCCCATCATCAAACTTATCTGGGAACACGCGGCGAACCGCGTTGTCAATTTGATTGTAATACTCTTCGCTTCTCGGATCAACACCGTTTCTAACGAGCTTCTCGTGTAGTCCGTAAGCGTACCCTGTCATTTCAGGGTCTTTTTCAAACCAATCGTTTTTAGCCGCCCAATCCAACGCACGTTGATCGGGCTTTGGTGGCTGCGGTGTTTGCTGTTGATACTGCGGGTGCGCTACAGGCTGCTCCTGACGAGGCTGCGGCTTGTAGTTATCATAGCGTATCTTTTCAGTCTGTAACTCTGTTAGCTTTGACTGTGCTTCTATAAGCGCATCGGGATCGCCAGACTCGTAAGCAGCTTTGTATGCGGCTTTTGCCTTATCAAGCTCTGCAGCCACACGGCCTTTGGCTTGATTAACAAGAACACCTTCACCCTCTTCTAAGGTTTTAAGAAGTCTTTGATTCTCTTTCTGAACCTGCTCTGCATACTTGAGTGCCTCTTCTTGAAGTCGCGCTGCTTCTTCTTTTGCACGGCGTTCTTCATGGTACTCAAACTTTAACTGCTTAATGCGTTTTTGTACGCCTTCACTGTACTTCTCAACCTCATCGTCACTAGGGACTTGTGGTTCAGCGTTTTCGGCACGGCGAGGCTTACCCTTATCTTCTTCAGGCGTGTCGTCTACAACTTCGATTTCGAAACCGTCGTCACTATCGTCGGTATCTAATTGTTTTCCTTGGGCTTTTTCTAAAGCCTCCGCGACTGTCTCTTCTTCGAACTCTTGTTCTTCGGCTAGATTATTCATGCGCGTGTGTACCCCCGTGGATCATCGACAACTGCTTCTACAGTGTCGTCGTTAATAAGTCTGAACTCTTTTCCATGAATCTTGAAGCGGGTGCCTGAATAAGAACGGAAGATCACAAAATCTCCTTCTTCACAGAACGCTCCATTTGGAAATTTGTCTTTATCTGCATAGGCATCTGGGCCTAGCTTCATAACAAAACCGATGATCGATGCCGTTTCTTCTGCGGACTTGAGTCCATCCGGCATAAATACCCCACCTTCTGTTTTGTCGCTGACTTCGGGTACACCAATAAGGATTTTGTATCCTTGTGGTTTAGGCAGTTTAGAGGCTACCTTATCCTCTGTTTCTTTGTTTCCAGTATACATATTTTACCTTGCAGTGATTAGAGGCTCACAGATACCTTGCGTGGACTACCCACGAAGTTCTCCCAAGTTAGAAGTTACCTGAAAAGATGTTATTGTTCAATATATCTCTTCTCAAGTTCACTTAGGTCTTGTTTTACAAACTGAAGCGCCTCGTTTCTCCCTACGATACGATTATACATCGCCATGTCTTCAGCTTGTCCTGACGCGAGAAAGTTCTTTATATCTTCCTCGTACTCATCAATCTTCCGCTTTAGCAGCGTGAAAACGTCATCCATCTCCCTTCGTCAACTCCTTCGCTATTTCGATACCAAGTTTTGCGCCTTCTTTCTGGTCTTCACGTTGTGATTTGTCCAGATCGGTAGCGAGTTTCACACCAAGACGCGCCCCTTCGCGTTGGTTCTCGGCGGAAATACGTTCTGCGTCGAGCTGTAGTTTAGCTGTATCCATTTGGATTTTATGCTGCAGCTCTTGCTGTTTCATCTGCAATTCCATCTGTTGCATTTGGACAACTGGGTCTTGCTGCTGTTGCTGGATTTGCTTTTGCTGCGCTTCCATCTGATCTTTCTGTAAGAGCTTCTCTGCGGCATCTTTTGCCAAGCGAGAGATTTCTACTTCAATATCTTCTGGTAACGGTTTATCTTCGTTTGGCATTTCTACGCCAAGCATCTTCTCAATCTCACGGCGGTACTGGAACGCAACGTGTTCAGTGACGTGTGCTGCCATAGCCTGACCAATCGCTTGTGCAAATGGCGACTGACCAACAAGCTCCCGCATTTTCGGGTCTTGCATTGCAGCCATATGCACTGCGATATGAGCTTCGTGGTCTTGGTACTTGAAGGCTTTGACTGGCTCTTGCTTCAAGAGCATCATGTTCTCAGTCACAGGATCAGCAGGCTTAATATCATCTGGTAGCTTGATGATGTCGTCTGCGTCTTGAATACCAAGAACTTCTAACATTTGGCGATGCAGCTTCCCCATATCGTATAACTGAGGAGCTTGCTGAGAAAGCTGCAAAGCCGCCTGATACTGCATGATTCTTTGGGACATGGTTGCAGCATTAGGATCGGAAACAGGAATTACATCTACACGAGCATCAAAGTCCCGTTGACGGTTAAAGTCACCATCCATCTCGTACGCATATTCGGCGGGCATGTAGTCACGGATGATACGCGCCAGCAAACGAAGTTCGTTTTTCATAGCTGCGTGTAGACGTGCCTGTACGCCTGACATGACTTTCATGGAACGCTCCATCAAAGCCAGAGTTGTACCCACAGGTGCCTGTGAGTTCATGTCACCTACTTGGATGTCCGCAACTGAGCCAATACGTCTGCCCTCTTCGACAATGTTTCCAAGTAGCGAGTAGAGTACGCCTGACGGCTCCTTATAAGGGATGAACGTAATCGAATCACGTATAGCCCCACCCGGAACATCGACATCCCTGAACTCGCCCGGCATAAGAGGCGTGTCATCACCCTTGATCCTGAGACCACGAGCTTTAAGACCTGCTGGCAAATTAGATAATGTACCAGCATCAATGAGCTGACGCAGTATTGAAGTCGCAGACTTAGCCAATCCCCCGATAAGGTGGATAAGTCCCGTTCCATAGAAGCCAAGTCCCGGGAGATATTTGTAATGAACGAAGTGGAGTCGTTTCTTTTTCTTTCTGTCATCTTCATACCAATTCCGTCTGATTGCTAAAATCTCACGGGAAGTCTTGTCGATAGTGATGACGTAAGGACGTGCGATACCGTCTGGATCATCAAACTCCTCTGGCATGTTCATGGTGACATGCATCTCAAGGATTGTATGGCGATCATCATCTTCTATGACTGCATGCTCCCCATCAAGCTCGTCATATTTTTCTTGGATGTCTGAGAAATCTGGTTCTGGGTCAGGCAAGTCTACGTCACGGTAGAATCCTGCAACCTGCAACTCTAGTATCTCGTTAGATGTCTTCTTCATGATGTGCGTATACCGTGGGCATGACGCAAGGTCTGATGCACCGTAGGACGCAACAAAGTCTTCCGCTGGGACAAACATAGCCACAGGACGATCCTCTAGCGGATCATAGTAAACTTTCTTAAACGCTGAACCCGCAAGAGGGAGCTTGAACAGCATCTGCTCAGTCTCGTCGCGGTATTCTGTCATCTCCTCAGTCAGAAGATAGTTCATCTCTGTCTGGACTCTGTCTGCCTGATCTGTCTTCTCAGGTGTCAGTTTGCCCATAATCTTTGTTTTGACTGGGCCAGACGCAGGAAACAACTCTCCCATTGCTTGCGCTTGGAATCGAACAACTGCTTCGGTGAGTACTGGGTGAAACACACCAGAGGCACCTTGCCAAGGCTGGCTGCGTTCTTCGATCTTCATACCTAGTAGATCAAGACCTTTGACGTAGGCTCTCGCCCAATCCTGTCGAGACTCACGGTCAGACTCAAAGTCACCTACAAGTTCTGATGCCATAGACTGCAAAACAGCTTCATCGATAAAATCGGCTAAGTTAGCGTCATGGTCAGGGCCGATAAGCTCTTCTGTTAGACTACCTTCAAAGTCTAAGATGACCCCACCATCTTCAGTTTCGATAGATACCGCATCGGGATTTACTATCTCTACTTCTATATTATCGGCTTCTTCTACAATATCCTCTGAGTTTACATTCTCAGGATCAAAAGGAACCATAGGCTTTTCGACCGCCATTCTAGTCTCCTAAATGTGTACACAAAGCAATAGTAACAGAAAATACTACCGCACGTCTAGTGGCGAGGCAGACCCATTTGGTGGGGAGGAGCTACCTCGCCGTGAGACGCTGAAGGGAGAGTCGCGCCTCATCTCGCAGTATAACGAGAAAAAAGAGGCCATAAAGACCTCTTAGTTCAGGGAGGAGCATAAAAATGAAACGAATCCATCTTATATGCCTCATCGTACCACACTCACGTGTTGAATCAAAACTCTATTTTATGTAGAGTTGTCTGAGAGCAGTGAGGTGTATTCATGGAAATGGCAAGCTATATAGATTTGCTTATCGGTCTTATAATCGCCGTAGGTGGATGGTGGTGTAAGCAACAACATGATGAATTGAAGCGCGTAACTGTTCTATTAAACCGTACTCGTGAGGAAATTGCCAAAGAGTATGTATCTGTAGCCCGACAACAATCCGATATGGATCGCGTCATTGACCGTCTTGACCGTTTAGAAGGGAAGCTGGATAGACTCATAGAAAGATAGGTTATGGCTATCTTAGAGACTATTGCCGCCGCCAACGCGGCCTATTCGGTGATAAAAACCTGCATCTCTAACGGCAAAGAGACTGCAGACCTTATGTCTAATGTGGGTAAATTCCTCACAGCGGAGGAAGAACTCAAAGAAGCCGTCCAAAGAAAGAAAAATAGCCCCCTTACAGCCATTACAGGTGGTGCTGAAGGCGACTGGGAAGAGTTCCAACAACTCGAAAGAATCAAAGAACAGCGCAAAGAGCTGGAATCTTATATTCGTTTGTATGGAAGACCAGGCCAATGGGATAGGTGGATACAATGGCAAGCGGAAGCTAGAAAGCAAAGACAAGCTGCAAAGAAAGCGGCGGAGAAAAAACGCGAAGAACAGATTGAGCTTATACAAACTATTACTGTTATTACTCTTGCTGCAACAGGTGTTATTTTGGGGATATACTATCTTGGTTTGTATCTTGAGAGATGGTAAACGCTGGGCTGCGTATAGTAACACAGGACAACTTCTTATCCTGTGTAGTAATAGATTAATATGCGAAGCCTACGCTAATAGTATTCTCTCTTCCGATAGTAAGGCTGCTCATCGTCCCACTCGTCAGTCGGAAGACGGATAAACCCACCCTGACGGAACCTCAATAGTGCCATCACAGTACTATCAACCAAGTCATCGTTAGACATAAATGGGAATCCGGCAATTTCTTCCACTAGCTCGTCTGCCCAGCGGGTGGCTGGCACCCATGCCATGCCCGATGCGATGATATCTGCCACAGAATTAAGCCTTGCGAGCTTGTCACCTGTCCCACGGTGGGGTGTATACTCCTGTACAGGTAGCCCCATACGCCGCATTTCCTGATAAATAGCCACACCAGAAGACTTTTTCTCCACAATAAACGCATCTGGCTCCCATTTGCGGTACTCATCCATGCATAAGTTCTTCAATTCGGGAAATTCTAGGCGTTCTTTGATAGAATCCAGCAAAATTAAGTGATGAGCGTTCTCATCTTCGTTAAAAAACACGCCCCACGTGGTAAGTGCGGTAAAATCGGCACGATTATGCTTCTCTGCGGCTGCGTCGAGGGACATAATCACGTATTCTACGGGTGGCGGGTTGTCATGGGGCCATATTCCCCACCATTCTCGCTTAATTATGGACGCTTCTTCAGCCGTAGGTTGTTGTTGGTACTGCGCATTCCACTGGAAGGCAGGCATAGACGCTTTTGTACGCTCTAGAGCAGCCAGATCAAAGAACTCAGGCCACAGTGGCTTCTTTATTGGCTTCCCATTCTCGTCATCTGCGTCGAGAATCGCGGGAAACTCCACGATCTCGTACTGATCTGCCATATCGTTCTTGACCATATCGTTAGTCACACGCCCCGTGAGGTCATCCATGTGCCAACGTGTCTGGACTATGGCAACCCGACCACCCGGCATAAGGCGAGTACGTGCGCCGAAGGTGAACCACTCGTATGCTTTCTCAAACACAGAGAAGTTTCCATTAATAACATCTTGCTCAGAGTGAGGATCGTCAACAAGCAACAGATCAGCACCGCGACCAGCAAGTGCTGACCCAATACCACACGCAAAATACTCACCTCCAAAGTTTGTGTTCCACCTACCTGCCGACTTACTGTCCACCGCTAGACTAACTTCTGGAAATATGTCTGCGTATGCGTCTGTAGCGATCAGGTTACGAACTTTCCGTCCGAAGTCTACCGCAAGGTCTGTGGTGTGGGACACCATCATCACCTTCTTGCCGGGATTCCGCCCAAGGAACCAAGCTGGGTAGAATATACTTACAAGCTGCGACTTACCGTGACGGGGTGGGATATTCACACAGACACGGTCTTTGGCCCCACTCTCCAACGCCATAAGCTGATCCGCCAGTATCCGATGGTGTCTGCCCACCTTGTAGTCAGGCTGCATCCGCTTACAGAACTCAATCAGATCATCTCGTGACTTCTCCAACTCGCTCTCTTCTTCAAGCCGCCGCACCATGCTATCAAGAGTAGCCAGTGAACCATCAGTAGACTCGTCCAGCATAGCCAACATTTCTTCGTATTCGGCTCTGGTCAGCTTCAGCGGCTTACCTTTTGAGGGTTTAGATGTCTGTAAGTCCAAGCTCTTTGTCCACGTCTATGGGGCCATCATCTGTTACATCTTCGTATTCGGCATCGTCTACGATCTCTACCATACTTGCGAGTTTCTGACGTAGTTGTTCTCGTAGCTCATCTGTAGACTGGTGGGTGACGGTCACCTCTGTACGCTCTGCGAACAGCCCAACCTCTCCAATCTTACCTAGCAACTCCAATGCCCGTATGCGTATCCGCGAATCAACGTTATCGCTTTCAAGAATCAGCTTGTTTGTCACGAAGTTACGCACGTCTGCAGCGTTATCTACAACCTTATGACTAAACTTCTTGAGCATATCGTTTGCTAAAATGATCTCGGCGGGGGTCATCCGTGCTACCCGCTTGGTCGTTGCAACCGCAGAAGTCTTTTTTGGGTCTTCGGCATAGGCCGTTGTCAATGCAGCGGCGGTATCTTGTGCCTCGGTATTGATGTCTATTTGCAACCCGTACTCCGATAAAAAGTTAACCGTTTCAGTAGCAGCCGCCGTTTTGTCAGCCAAGTCATCAAGCTCATGCTGAATCTTTGCGTTGCTCATCGGCACATCGGGTTCTGGTTCGATATGTAATGTCATGTTACCCACCTTGTTTGTGCTATTATAAAAAATTTTTCGCATATATCAATCTGGGACTCCTATGCTGATTTTTGAATATGAAGGGGGGTGGGGGTACTTAGCGCGCCGAAAAGGGGTGGGGGGTAGCTTGAAAAATCCGGGATATTTATGGGCTTGGCGAAGAAAATAGCCAGAAAACGAAAATTTTTGCGTAAAATAGTATGTATAACATTAGCGTAACGTCGAGCTGTACAGGGGGGTCGGGGGTAGGTGGGGTTAGCCATATATAAATACGTTTGCTTGCGTTTAGTCACGTTTCGCGTATAATGGTTTACATCAAGAACGATGATGTTCTTGTGTTAGCCAAACGGCTAACGGTTTCAACTGACAATAAAGGATTTATACAATGTCAGATATTACACTTTCAAAAGCGTTCCAATCAAAAATCTCTGCCACAGTCGGCCTGATTGAACAAGGTAAAAAGATTGAGGCAGATCGCATGGACGCATCGATCGCGGTATGGGAAGCGCTCGGCAAAATGGGCGTTAACAATATCGGGTTCTTAAATGCACCAAAGAAAAGCGAGACTAATAACATGTGGATTGCTGCATACAATACTGTGTATGAGGGAATCGCTATTGATCTATACGGTGCTAAAACATTGGCTGCGCTGCGTGATGAATTGGTCGCGCGTAAACAGCCATTGATTGTTAGCGGTGGTCGCAAAAAAGGTATTGAGAAAACTAAGCTTTACCTGATGCAACAAGTCGGCAAAGCTTTGGGTCAGATTCGCAAAGATATCTCTGAATATATCGACGCGGGCAATGCAAAGCCAAAAACTGAAACAGTCACAAAAACTGACAAAGATCGCGTGTTAGATCGCTGCGCGGATATCTTAAAGCAAATGAACAAGGCAAAGCCTGATGATAGCATGAACGCTGAAACACGCGCGATGTTCAAATCACTAAAGCCTGAACAGTTGCTTGCCAAGATTACCGCCTAATCAACCAACGGTGTTAGCCAATCGGCTAACACCCTCAACCTTACGAGGATTTATACAATGGCCAATAGAACTGACAAAATCGTTGATATCGTATCTGACGCAAAAAAAGAAGCGGCGGATATCGCACAATCAATTCAACATTTGATCGCGCTGCGCGATCTGCTTCGCGGCGCGCTGGTCGATGTAGAACACTGCGTCCAAACATCTATGTCTGCGTTTACTGACGCTGAGATAGCAAGCGCACATTGTGTCGATGATACCGATGCAATGCGTGACGATGCTGAGATCGCAACAGTCGCTGATATGCTTAATTGGGCAATGAATGAAAACGATGAGGTAATTGACGATGCTGATATCTAGAATACTCTGCTTGTTAATCTTCATTGCATCCGCAATGATAATCGTCTCCGCGCCATATGCTCTTGGCGCGGGGGAAGCCGCCGCCGCTATTGTGTGCGCGACATTAATCGGTTTCTCCGCAATAATGATTGCGTTTTGGAACACATGAACTTTCGCCTCGGCCTTTTTGGTCGGGGCTTTTTTTGTGTCCGCTTTCGGCGAGACGCCAGTTACTTTAGGGGCGGATGCCAGTTATGTTATTAGCGGCGAGCATGACGCGCTCACCAAGAATGCGCAGGTATTGTCACACACAACCACGTACAGACACGTACACGCACTGTTAGCCACGTGGCTAACACCGATCGAGACCAGTTATATTATTAGGAGTGAGGCATAAGCTGTTGATTTAAAACGATTGTTACCTTGTTTCTTTTTGGTCTGCAAATTGTTACTTTTTAAGTTATTGATTTTAAACGATTGTTACCAATGTTTCCTATGTTTCCTTAAAATAATTACTTGAGAACATTTCTGTTCGGCCCTCTTTTTGCGATTCCATCAAGCATACCCAAAACCCTCGGCAAAGCCCCACAAAAAAGTAACATGGTAACATTCCTTTAATTTCAATGACTTAACAGGTAACACAGCACGAAACCAAAAAGTAACAAGGTAACATTCCTTTATTTACAGGCAGTTAGCCAATCAGCTAACACTTTTCCCCAACCCAAACCAATCAATACCCAGTGCAAGTATCGCCACATTTAGCCACGTTTCACCACAAAACTTGGTAACATACACAGGTTCACCAGAGTAAAATACATGTGTTCCAGATAAAATAAGTATAGACACAGACAGATACATATGATATTATGTAAGTACAGTTAATCAATCGGAGGCTGTCATGGCACAAGTACGTCCACATGTTTGTTCACCTATTTCAGGTGTTAGCCACACGGCTAACAGCAACGCCCATCGCAATGCTGAACGCACCGCTGAACTACTCGCGCTTGCGAACCAATACATAGCCGAATACGGCGCACCTGTTGTCTATCGCGCAGGCGCACGTAGGCTCGTCAATGACCGTATGCCTGCATCGTATGACCCACAAAATTCATACGGCAGCTACAACAAAACAAACCCTCATGTCTGCGCCAGATGGTCAGACAACTAACCGCAACCCCAACCGTTAGCCACACAGCTAACACTAACAAGGAGAACAATGTGATGAATTATTGTATAGACTGCGGCGATCCCTTCCCACCAAAACGTGCGGAGCTAGGCTATTCAACTTGCCTATCATGTGGAGACGAACACGCACAACATGAACGCATGGGTTGGACAATCGTACCCACGCCGAAGGGACATTACACGCGGATCACAAACCGCGAAGAACTGAAACATCTAAACCAGAAGTCGAGGTAATGATGGAGGATAAAATTTACACAGTAGTAAAAGATTTGCGTCAGCCAAACCTGACCGAAGATCAACGTAACTTTTTACGGCACCATGAACTGTATCACGAAGCGTATACCGTGGCGCGTCAAATCAATCAGTCTGAAAACAAAAATAGCAATGGAGAAAACAATGAACGCTATTAACAACATCAACTCAACCGTTAGCCAACTGGCTAACAACACCGCAACGCTTTCATCAAGCGCAATGCTTGTGAAAGTAAACATCTCAAAGTGGGAGGGTCGCAAGTTTGACAAGAAAGCGTCAAACGACATCGTGGCATCAAACGGTGCCGAACGCGGTGCAGCTAACGTACACAAGAAGCTGCTACCAAACAGTGACGCACTCAAGGCTATCATCGAACATGCATCGGCTATGCATCGCATACATACGCACATGACAATGCCTTGGGCTGACAAAGGTGATCGGCTGTTACCGACAGCGCAGTACATGAAGTACCACAACGAAATGACTGCACTGCAAAACAAGTTCTACACTCTCGTAGATACGTTTCTGGATGATTACAATTTGAGTATCGCCGAGGCGCAAGTACATCTTGGCGATATGTACAACGACAAAGACTATCCGACAGTGGATGAGTTACGTCAGAAATTCAAATGTGTGATTGCATACGCACCTCTACCTGAGAGCGGCGACTTCCGTGTGGATTTGCCGAAAGAGGCTATCGCCGAACTGCAATCTAGCTATGTCAACTATTATGAGGAGAAGGCAAAACAGGCAATGAATGACGTGTGGGAACGTCTGTACAAGGTGTTGAAGAACATGTCGGAGAAACTCGACTACGCCGACAAGGAGAACAAAAAAGTTTTCCGCGATACACTCGTCTCGAACGTCACCGATATGATTGAACTGCTGCGTGTTAGCAATGTGACTAACTCTGTTCAAATGACAGCAATGGCAGATCAACTCGAAGAGGCACTGATCGGAGTCACACCTGACGCACTACGTGAGGACGACTACTTCCGTGCCGAAACAAAACGTGCAGTGGACGCGGCAATCGCAGCACTGCCATCATTAGATATGTAATTAGTCTTTGGAGGACAACAAAATGAACAATGCACAAATGATGTATGCACTAGACTTGGACGAAACTACTGACTTGATCTCAGCAGTTGGCACAGACGTGACTGTGGTTGCGCAGGGCGACATGGGTAACGGCAAGTCTTCAATGCTAACCGTATTGGCACAGCGTCACCCCGATCATGTACCGATTTACTTTGACGGTACGAACAAAGACTTGGGCGACATGATGCTACCTGTGATCAAGGATGCCGAGACGAAAGGATATGTTAGCTTTGCGCCTAACGAAGAAATGGGCTTGCACCTAGACAAGCCTGTGATCCTGATGATCGACGAGTACGGCAAGGCTAATCCATCGGTCAAGAACGCGCTGAACTTGTTGATGCAAGAGAGGCAGATGTGTGGCAAGAAACTACACCCAGACAGTATTGTCTTTGCGACGACAAACAAAGGCAGCGAGGGTGTCGGTGACATATTGCTACCGCACCAGTACAATCGTGTGACTGTGGTGCAAGTACGCAAGACCGACCATATGTCTTGGATCGAATGGGGTATCAACAACGACATTGATCACACCTTACTTGGTTGGGTCAAAGATAATCCACAGTTGTTCGCCGCATACGAAGATGTGAAAGACCCAGAAGAAAACCCATACATCTTCCATCCGAAAGCATCGCGTAAACATTTCGTCACGCCTAGATCTCTTCATAAAGCGTCTAACATCTTACACAGACGCGCACACATGAATGACAAGACACTGACGGCAGCGCTGATGGGTACCATCGGTGATCGTGGTGCGATGGATTTGATGGCGTTCGTGCGACTAGCCGACAAGCTACCTACCTTGCAGTCGATCAAAGACGATCCGAAGAATGCACTCGTTCCTGACAGTGCGGCAGCGAAAGTCATGGTCGTGTATCGTACACTGGCAAGTCTGGAAAAAGATTGGCTCAATGCGTGGATGGATTACTTGCCACGTCTGGATGCCGAGACACAGGGCTTGTTCGCTAATGGTGTCGGGTCACCGAAGTACAGCAAGCAAGCTATGGTGATGACGAACAAGAAGTTCACCGATTGGGCAATGGCAAACAACTACATGTTTGCTGCGGATAAAGAGTAGTTAGCCGATTGGCTAACAGAAATGGAGAACAACAATGTTGATGCTTAATAATCTGACTGAGGAGCAACGGCTGTCAAAGGCCGTTGTCAAAATTATGGGTCATGCACCGTATCTATCTGCGGTGTTGATGATCGGCAAACGCCAGATCACAGACGATCCGAAAACAACAACTGCGTACACAAATGGCAAAGACGAGTTCTATTCACGTCAGTTTGTGGCGAAGCTAAACGATGCCGAGTTACGCTTTCTTGTGCTGCATGAGGTGTATCACAAACTGTACAAGCACCTGACCACGTGGAGACATCTCTGGAAGGAAGACCCACGCCGTGCCAATAAAGCCTGCGATCACGTGATCAACATCAAGATCGTAGACGAGTTCAGCCAAGACAAGTTCGCTACAATGACAGGCGCACTATCAACTGGCTGTTACGACAGAAAGTACGTGGGTATGAGTTCTCAGGAGGTGTACGACTTACTGCCAGAAGAATACGGCGGTGGCGGTGGTCGTCGTCGTGGTGACGATGAAGGTGAAGGTGGACAGGAGCCGTTCGACGATCACGATTGGGAAGCAGCCGAAGAAATGACTGACGAAGATAAGCGTGAGTTGGCACGTGAGATCGACGAAGCTGTGCGTCAAGGCAATACGGTTGCAGGTAAGATGGGCAGCGGTGGCAACCGTGACCTAGAAGATTTGCTGACACCACAAGTCGATTGGCGTGAGGTACTACGTGACTTCATCACAGACACGTGTGCAGGTAAAGACTTCAGCACATACAACAAGCTGAACCGTAGATATGTCGGCATGGGTGTCGCTATGCCAAGTGGTATCACCGAGCAGGTTGGCGAGTTGGTGTTGGCTGTTGACACGTCTGGTTCGATTGGTCGTACCGAGTTAGCCACGTGGCTAACGGAGATCAAAGAAATCTGCGACACGGTGCGTCCCGAAGCTGTACGCATACTATACTGGGATACGCGAGTATGTGCAGACGAGTACTACAGTGAACACGAACTGGACGACGTAGTGAAGTCAACTAAACCTGCAGGGGGTGGTGGCACTGACGTAACATGCGTCACCGATTACCTCAAAGAAAAGCGCATCAACGCACAAGCAGCAATCGTTCTCACAGACGGATACATCTGGGGCGGTTGGGGTCAGTGGACTATGCCTGTGCTGTGGACAATCTTGGATAACGACAACGCTAATCCAGACTGCGGCAAGACAGTCCACATCAAGTCGAGGGATATGTAGTGGAGGGCAAATTAAAAGTTTTGATGCAGTATACGAACAATGCGCCTTGGCTAACAATCAGGCACATCTTGGTTATAGAGTACATCTTTAAGCATTGTGATGATGCAAAGCCAATACTGGCGAATGATATAAAGAAGTATCTTGGCCTAGATCAAAGCACAGCCGTTCGCATACTTCACTCTTTGGCTAACAACAGAAAAAGCAGAAGGAACAGGACATGCTTGAACTGGATAAATTATGAAATGTCCAAAGATGATGGCAGACATAGAGTGGTTACACTGAACACTCTAGGTAGAAAAGTAATGAAAGATTATATGGAGAGCAACTAATGCCAAGACCACATAAAATGCATGACGCTATGTACGTGGGATTTAGAAGGTGTCGGGATATTTTGGCAACTGCATCGGAAGAGGCACTGCGTGATTACCCCGACATGTACCCTGACTTTGATCCACGTACTTTGATCGAAAGCGATCTGCGTTACTACTTACGAGAAATGAAAGACGTAATCATACGTGGTTTGCCAGACGAACCATTTTTTGACGACGAGTTTGAAGGAGATAACAATGGCAATGGGTAGTAAGACAAGCCGCACAGGGATCAATGCGACTGGTAAATCCAGAGCGAACCGTGGCTTCACACTTAGATCAGGACAGATCGATGGTGAAAAGAGAAGGTTCATCGAACAAATCGGTGAACCACAAAACAGAAACGAGCGTCGAGCATTGAAAGCGATGCAGAAGAAAACAAGGAGATAACAATGACACTAACATATACAGCATTCAACACGTTCGAGGACGTGGTAAAGCACTACGAAGACGTGAAACCAATACGTGAGCGTGGAGATGGTACGAGCCGCAACGTGCGGCCTATCGGTGACCGTGCGCGTAAGTGGGAGACTATCCAGAAGATCAGCCGAAACTGCTACGTTATCAGTTGTGGACACGAACGTGGTAATGAGTTGTTCCCATACTGGGGAAACATGGAGTACGACGAAGACTTAGATAAACATGTACTTGTATCACATGGTGCGAAGCTAGAAGATTACGCACCGATTGTATGGCGCAAGCGTAAGGATGGTACAGTCACCGTCACCATTAACAATATGACAGGTACAGGGTACAGCATCTCACACTATTCCATGCTCGAAAGACACACGCCGAAGGGTATGGCGTTTGTCCACAATGGGGATGGTAAGCAGTATATACGTCTGCTTAACAGTGGCACTGATCCTGACTACAGGTACAGCTTTCGAGGTAAGAAGTCAGATGATTTCTACCTTGCCAAGAACAAGACCGTGCCACGTGGGGAGTGGGTGAAGTATAAAGGTAGCGATGCACACTGGCACAAGTGGAAACGTCCGACTGATGACAATTCAGCTTTGACATTCATACAGACAAGTGTGGGTGTGTGGAGGCACGATGGTATATCTGGCCGTCCCTTACCAACAGGGCCGAAAGTAAACAAGACGCTGAAGGCTAAGTTCAAACCTGCGCTCGACAAATTTTTCGAATGGGGCATGACTATGACACCATTGCTACCACTAGGAATGGAGTACAACAGAGAGAAGATAGGTGAGATGCAACGGTATTTTTGTGATCGTGAGAACCTGCATCACTACTCAGCTTGGCAATCAGAGTGGGCGCGTGAGATATTGAAAGACGAGAACCACCCAATGCGTCTGAACTATTGGATCATGTTTGCGGAAAGCACAAGAGAGGGGTGGTATCTGAACGTGTCCTATCCGATCAAAGAGATAAAAACCAAAGAGGAGTTCAGCAGGATACGTGCGCGGTACAATTCGTACATGAATAACAATGCAGGGTTTATGGTTAAATCCGAGCGTTAGCCACATGGCTAACACTTGGTCGTAAGGCGTGAGTGCGTTGGGTCACTGGACACACATTGTATTACCCTTAACCACGTCAGTGTAAGTCTCGTTTAATCCTTACGAGTGGCTGCACACAGGGGGAGCTGTATATGGTTCCCCCACCTCACTTAACAATGGAGAATGATATGAGTGAAAGACCTAGAACAGTAAGAGAACTTCTTGCAGAAGCGGAACATTTCTTACCAGAAAACATGAACTGCCCGAACGCACAAGAGTTTGCCGAGGCAGTCGCTGAACAACTACGTGCAGAGTACGCACCCAAAGTAGCAACAGGTGTAGAGTGGTACATATACCGCAAAGAAGAACCGTTTGCTATGGGCTACGTTGGCTACGCCGATTACAAATACAGCGGCGATACCGAAAAAACTTACACAGTGTTCTCTCGCAAGATACAGAATGCCAAGTACGGTCATGGTCGTATGGAAAATTCTGCATCGACAAAACACTTTGACAAAGCGGTCAAGAACGCACGTAGATATCTGGTGCCGTATACACTGCCAGAGATCATCAAAGCCACACGTAGTGATGCGCGAGATAAGTTTGGCAAACCTAAGAACGATGCAACCATTGCAGCTAAACATTCACGTCAGTTGTTGATTAGTGACTTTACCAAGGGTGAGAAGTCTGGCCTCGAAACAGAGTTGCGCCACTTGCTTGATACAGGCCACACGTTTGTAAACGAAGGGTTCAAGGCAGACCTTGTTACTATGTTTGCAGAATGGGATGTATCTAGAATTAAGGAACGTGAGAATCCTGTGGCAGACGTAGTGTACATCAAGCAGACACGTACAGGTGTACAGGTTGGCGTTATGCCTACGGTCAACATGACTAGCTATTTCTGGTCGAATGCAGAAGCCCAAGACTACACGTGGTATACACAAGAGGATACACCGCAGCACATTCTTGAAGGTATCACGAAACTGAACATGGTTCCGAGTGGGCATTTCGTCGATGGTGTTGGGTACAGACCAGAACATTTGGATAATGTTTACTATGTCTACGCTCAGTAAAACACGTTCAAATAAAAATAAATATGTTGAATGGGTTGACGATAACCTTTACCATGTTTACATACAGCCTACCTCTTGTAGAGTACGAGTTACATGTATTGGAGTTGCATGTGATGAAGTACCTACAGGGTGGTACGGTTCTGTAGACGAACTGCCACAGTGGATGCAAAGCAAGTTAGCCGCCCTGCTAATCAACCCTCATATAGAGGGCGCAGGGATGCGTAGAGACAGGCATACATTCACAGTAGTTGGAGGCGAGTGGAAATAATTTTTTCACACCTTCTAAAAAACGAAAGTTGGTGTGTTACAAAATAATTGTGGACACCAGTTACCAAAGGATGCAAGACTGATGACCCCCGAGGCGAAAGTTAAAAAGAAGGTAGTAGCTATATTGAAACAGCATGACGCATATTTCTTTTACCCAGTAACAGGTGGGTATGGACGTAGCGGTGTGCCTGACATTGTAGTCTGCCACAACGGACGCTTCATAGGCATCGAATGTAAATCAGGGAAGAATAGACCTACACCTCTGCAACAAGCTAATCTTGATCAAATCGCAGAGACAGGTGGCATCGCCCTAGTAGTAAACGAGGAGAATATAACTGATGTTCAAGCACTCTTGAACTGTTAGCCAAGCGGCTAACACTAATAAGGTTGCACTACACCCTATAGAACCATTTTCAAATGGCCCTCTATAACTAGCAACCCATAATATAACAATGGAAAGGAATACCCCAATCATGGGTAAATTCGTAAACAAAACCGCTTTAGTATATAACATACTACCAAACAAAAACGCCTTTGCTATCTCAGAAGATGATGAGGCTATCTTTATCCACGCGAACGCACTAGAACGTGACGATCTACAACTTAACCAGTGGTATGAGTTGAAGTGCTATAAAAACGTGCCTTCAACAAAGGCTCGTCCAACTGACTGCGAGTGGCAGTCGATTGGTTTGGTACGCCGTGTTGACCCACCTAGTGATCGTAGTGACGAAAAATCCGAGGAAGTTCCACGTGTGGGACAAGACTCAAAAGGTAGCGCAACAATCCCATACACGTCTGTAGAAGAACGTATTTTGTGGTTGTTCGATCAGCCTAGTCATGCCTACGCGCAGACAGGTGGAGAGATAGCTGAGAAGCTAGGTGTAGATGAGGTAGAGGTTAATCAAACCTTGAGCCGAATGCGTCGAGATCGACTAATCCACCGTGCATCTATTGAGTGTGGTAACAACACGAAAGCAGCGTCATATATTTTATGGGCTACGGACGATGCATGGTTCCGTCGAAACTGATCTACCTTTAGATTTACAGCAGCACCTACGAGAAATAGGTTTGCTTGAGGCTAACAAGCCAGAAGAAACTAAAGACGTACGCGATCATGTCGCGTGGGTTCCAACATATGAAGGAGAGGAGCCACCGTTCTGATGGATAAAGAAGAATTGATAGGTATGCAAATGCGTGTGCTTGCAAAGTTCGACAAGATGAAGCGACCAGAGCTAAAGAACTTGGCATACAACGAGCAAGCCGCGATCAACGCCGCAAAAGGTGGGCGACCACAATACGGTGAGACCTACGAAGAATACAGAAAGCGTAAAGGTTTAGAGTGATCGTGTGGGCGGCTGTGCTTGTGATCGGGTTATAGCGAGTCTGATACAACCAACAAAAAATGTCGAGATGTTTCAGAAACCGCCCACGGCGATACAATATAAAAACAAAATATGGAGAGTAATATGAATAAATCACCTTGGATAAAAATAAACAAAGGTGACCGCAGACCAGAAGGCGAAGTGCTCGTCATACACGAATATCAGGAAGCGGATTACGGCGATCCTCTGAGCGAAAAGGTAAACTGCTGGGATATAGTACAAGCA